TGAAGGCCTTGAGCAAAAAAGCCGTGACGGTTTCAAAGAAGGTCTATCGGAAAATCAGTTTAATTTGTTGGTCAAACTCCGCGATGAGATAGACATTGCAGCAACCGAAGGTTCTCGATATCAGCGTCGATTGGGGGCGTTGGTTGCCAAGGCGCACAGGTTACGAACTGAAAATGTTGCGTTGGGCAAGCGGCTGGAAGCCACGGTTGGTGGTGTTAAACAGAATTATTATCCGCATCGGTTTTTGTCCGATGTTATTGATGATAACGAAGAAGAATTTAAAGCGGTAATCAGGGATCATTTTATTGAAAACCCTGAGACAGTTGTCTTTTCAGAAAAGAATAATCGCTGGTACGTTAACAATAAAGATCCTGAAACGCTTGAAGCCCGTGTTGATGCAACGCTTGCCAATATAAGACAGGAAGCGCGACTTGCCGGATTTGACGGAACGCTTATACCAACAAAAATAGGATCGGGTTTACGCTATCTGAACAGCCGCAGCCTTGATATCCCGACAGACAAACTTATGGGCGTTGTTAATAAAAACGGAGAAACAATTAATTTTATTGATACCAATGTCCGTGCCATGACCAGTATCTATGCCAAGCGTGTTGGTTCGCAAATTGAAATGGCGCGTAAGTTCGGTGACCGGTTTGGTACAGCGCATCGGGAAGAACTTTCTAAATACATTGATGAAAAATATATCTTTCCCATTCTGAAAAAACTTGAAGATAAAAATCTGAAACCGGCAGAAACAAAAAAACTTCAGACCGCATTAAAAAAAGCGCACCAAGATAAACAATCATACATGGATAATTTGCTGGATACACAGCATAAGGTTTTATTTCAGTTTGATATCAATGATGTCAGTTCTAAAACGACAAGGGCGGCAGAGGGGATGAGAAACTTTTTTACCCTTGCCTATGGTGGCTCTTTTGTTTTGTCAGCCATGCCTGATGCCGCCCGTCCCATGATGGTGTATGGAGCCAAGGAATTTTTTAAAGCCATCCCAGAGGGCATGCGTGATCTCAGTGTATTCAAAGTTATATCAAAAGAAATGCGTGAAGAAGCCGGAGAGCTTCTGGATATTGCACAGGCTGATACAGTTAATCGTATGGTTATGCAGGGGGAGCTTGCTGGCTTTGGTAAACGATCCGCATTTGAAAACGGATTAACGGCAGCACAGGGGCCGTTTCATATTGCTAACCTTCTTGGGCCCTGGACAGAACAATGGAAAGGATGGACTGCTTATCTGGCTGGTCACATGATGGTTAAGTATTCAAAACAAATGGTGGCCGGAACATTAACCAAACATGGAAAAGAAACCCTCTCAATGATGGGCGTTGATATGAGGCTGGCCCGTAAGATTGTTGATCAGCCATACACAACAATGGGTAAAAAAAATAATGTCTATGTTTTAAATACAACAGAGTGGGGTGATGAGGCATTAAGAAAACGTGTTTTGGCAATGGTTGGTGCCGAAGTCAGACGGGTTATAGTGCAGCCGACTGTTGGGGATAAACCAAATGTCATGTCGGGCGTATTTCGCACGAACAACAAAACAGTATTAGGGATCGCACAATCTAAATTTTTCAAGAAACTTGGCTTTAATGTAGTGGGTAACAAAATTGCCCATCCTATTGCCGCTTTGCCATTTCAATTTATGTCGTGGCCAATTGCTGCCATGACCAAGGTAACAGGAGAGGGCTTGCAACGCCGTGATGCCGCCGTCTTTTTCGGTGCTATGGGCATGATAAGCATGGGTTACCTGTCCGGCATGCTCAAGCATTACAACTGGTTTGATATGAGCTTTGAAGAGCAGATGATACGGTCGGTTGAACTGTCCGGTGTCGGTGCTTTGGTTACAGATATTCCTTTAATGATGGAAGAGATGACGTTGGGTGACTACGGGTTAAGAACATTGCTTGGTTATGACCCTCTTTATGACAGAGATGAAGCAGACATTGTTGGTCGTATAGGCGGTGCAGCAATAGGAGGAAGCTACGAGGTCATCAAAGCGTTCTTTGACCCTGATATGCGGTTGAATGAGCGTAGCGCAATTGTGCGTCGTGCCATTCCATTTGCCGGTTTATTTTATCTCAAGGGCATTTCCCGTTTTATGGAAAGAAATGCTCTACGCCCTGCGATGGGCCTTGTTTACGATGATTAGGGTATAGTGCATGGCAATAATTATTAATGATACCGCCCCTCGAAACCAGTATACATCAACCGCTGGGCAAACGGTGTTTCAGATTTCTTTCGAGTTCTTTGATAATGCGGATATCAAGGTCTACAACGGCACATCTCTCTTAACCTATGCGGCTTCTCCTTCAAATGGAACGCAGTACAGCGTGGCAGGGGCCGGAACCAATGCAACCGGAGACTCCAAAGCCATTACGCTTGGTAGTGGAGGGGCCAGCAATGGAGATATCATTACAATTACCCGTGATATTGCCGTTGCACGGACATCGGACTTTCCCACGTCCGGCCAGTTCGAGATTGATACCCTTAATACGGATCTTGATAAGCTGACAGCAATGGTTAGTGAGCGTGAGGATGCGATCAAGCGTTCTGTTCATGCCCCTGAAACGGATGCCACGGGTATTGATATGGAATTGCCCGTCAAAGCGACCCGTGCCACTAAGGTTCTTGCTTTTGATAGCGATGGTGATCCGACTGTTAGTACAAAAACCCTGTCTGCCCTTGAATCAGAAGCGGATAATGCTGCGACAAGCGCGGCGGCAGCGGCTTCTTCTGCAACGGCAGCTGCTGCTTCTCAAACTGCAGCGGCAAGCTCTCAAACTGCAGCGGCTAGTTCAGCAACCGCCGCTTCTTCTTCACAAAGTGCTGCGGCGAGTAGCGCAACCGCCGCGTCTTCTTCTCAAAGTGCTGCGGCAACAAGTGCTACCGCTGCAGCGAGTTCGGCCACATCTGCAAGTAACACGGCTGCAACGTTGACGGGTGCAAGTTCAACAACGTCTTTAGCAATTGGTACAGGATCAAAGGCATTTACGGTTGCTTCCGGTCTTAGTTTTGTTGCTGGAGATTATGTTCTTGCTACGTCTAATGCCGATACAGCCAATTTTATGCATGGTCAAATTGCAAGCTATAGCTCAACGACGTTAACAGTAACAGTAGACACGGTTGGTGGATCAGGAACAAAGTCGGACTGGACGATACGCCGGTCTGGTGTAAAGGGTGCGACAGGCGCAACTGGATCGACAGGCGCAACTGGATCGACAGGGGCAACCGGAGCTCAAGGACCGACTGGAGCAACAGGAGCCCAAGGACCAACGGGTCCACAAGGAGCCACCGGAGCCCAAGGAGCCCAAGGACCGCAGGGTGATACGGGGCCTGCGGGCTCGGTGACTTCCATGGCTGACGGGTCGGCTGGAAGCCCTGCTCTGGCTTTTTCGTCCGATAGTAATACGGGGTTATTCAGACCAGGGACCGATATATACGCGATTAGCACGGGTGGAACTGAACGCACCCGAGTAGCGGCGACCGGTGAATTTGCGGTCGGTACAACAAGCACGACAGGCATGATCAACACGCAGGCTTCAAGTTGGTCGAAAAATGCCTTGTATTTGCGTTCGGCTGAAACAGGAGGGGGGCAAGCCGATTACTGTGGGATTGGATTTTATACAGGGGCCGAGTCAGCGAATATTTATACTGATGAAAGTCACAATATTTCGATCACAGCCAACGGGGGGCTATATCTGAAAACCGGCTCGGGGGGAATATCTGGAGGCACAAGCAAATTTGTCGTGTTGTCTGGTGGACAAACGATGGTCAACGCAACGGCTACCGCTGGATATTTTGATGGCCAACTTAATGTAAGTGGTCGATTTTGTAACAAACTTGATAGCGGTTCTGACGGAGGAGTACTCTGGCATGCAGGGACCAGCGGTACGCGCTACTTTCTCAGACTGGGCACCGGTTCAAGTTACGGTGAAAACGGTACGATTAGCAGCGACGGCACAAATGTGACGTATGCCACCAGTTCTGATTATCGACTGAAAAATTCTGTCACTTATGAGTGGAACGCAACAGCTCGCCTCAAAGAATTAAAGCCCGCTCGTTTTAAATTTAATTCTGCAGGAGAAGATGCTGATTTTGTTGATGGTTTTTTAGCGCACGAGGTATCAAACGTTGTGCCAAATTCGGTGGTTGGCGAAAAAGATGCGGTTGATGACAACAACGATCCAATAATTCAAGGCATGGATCATGGCAAAATTGTTCCTCTTCTCACCAAAGCACTACAAGAATCTATCGAGAAAATTGATGCGCTTGAGGCGAGGATTGCCATCCTAGAAGGGAATTAAAATAATGCCTCGTCCGACCATCCAATCAGTCAATGCACGAATTGAAAGTCATGAAGCAGTATGTGCAGAACGGATGGGAGAAATTCTTGCCAGAGTTAAACGCCTCGAAGCCGCTATTGTAACAAGCGCAGGGGCCATCATTCTTCTTCTTATAAGTCTTATGTTCAAAGGAGGGTAATATGAATTGGTTAATAGAGAGATTAAAAGAACCAAGCAGTTATGCTGCGCTTGCTGTGAGCTGCATTATTGTTGCGATGGTAACGCAGGTTGAATGGATTGCATGGGTGGGAATCCTTGGGGCGGTTGCCGGTTTTATTCTTAAAGAGAAAGAAATTTTCTAGGTGATAAAGAACTGGCAATGGGCGACAGGGTTGTTATTACTTGTGCTGGTTTTTATATGGGGATCTGCCAGCAACAGTCAGGAATTAACCTGTAGTAAAAACGATCCGGCTCAAAATCTTTCTGATCAATACGGTGAGCAGCCCTATAGTTATGCGATTAATCATAGCGGCTATCTGATTACGACCTACGTTAATCATAAAGTAGGCAGCTGGTCTGTTATTGTGCGCCCCCCCGGAAAAAATCTTTTTTGTTTTCTTGATAGTGGCGATCATTTTCACCTGACGGATGAAGCGAAAAAAAAATCGGGTAAGAGGACTCGAAGTTAAATGTCAGATTCATTACCGGATAAGCAAGCCTATCAGGTCAACCGTCGTCGAATGTGTTGGGTAGCACTCGCTTTGATGGCAGCAACCGTCATCTGTGTTTTAAGTGATCCGGAGGCGTATAAAAATGCGCCTATAAGCCCAATTCTATATGGTCTCAGTGGGCTTGTCGGAATTTATTTCGGGGCCACGGCCTATCAACAGGCAAAAAAATGATTCCGCTTCTTGGACCGATAATTTCTGCGGTCAGTACGCTTGGCGGCAGTTATCTTGAGCGTAAAAAGATCGAGGCAACCGAGAAGGTAAAGATTGCCCGTGCTCGTGTGGAAGGCGAGATTGACTGGGACATTGCCCAAGCGCGTGCAAGTGAGTCTTCATTCAAGGACGAGTATCTTTGCCTCTTGATTAGTATTCCCCTGATCCTCTGCTGGATTCCGGGCTGTGAAGAATTTATCAAACGCGGTTTCAATACTCTTGAACAGATGCCTACTTGGTATCAGGCATTATTGATGATCGTATTTTCTGCCAGCTTCGGGTATCGCGGCCTCATGAAATTCCTTGGTAAAAAATGAGTGACGTATGGCAACCAAACCCCTCTCAGATGATCAGTTAAAAGAAACCATTGCACTGGTTAAAGCGCATGGGGGTGTTATTGCTGATGCTGGCAGGGCTTCCGGTTTAAATCCGAGCAGTTTCAATTATCGATACCGGACTGCGATTGCACGCTTTGGAGAAGACAACGCAGAGGAGGAGCCGCCGGAGGTAGAGCTTCCCACTTTTCCTGATGATGACATCGAGGTTGAAGAGATCCTTGATCATTTGTCCAAGCGTTTTGAAAAAAAGCAAACACATGAGCAGGCAAAACGCTGGTTCGATATAAAGGTACGGACCGATGATGTCTTTGGATTGGCCGTGGTCGGTGATCCTCACCTTGGCAGTCATTGCAACATACCCTTATTGCGTCGTGACGTTGCGCTCATGGCCAGCACACCAAATGTTCATTGTATTAATATTGGCGACACAACAAATAACTGGCCTGGATATGGCCGGTTAGCCCAGCTTTATTCCGAAGAAGATATGTCGAGGCCAACCGAGCGCAAGCTGGCAAAGTGGTTTCTTGAAGCGGTGCCGTGGATTGTCTGGCTCGAGGGCAACCATGATAACATGTCAGGCGAACTTTCGGTTTATCTTAAAAGCCAGAATATAAAACAGATCCCGATGCTGGACTGGCAAGCGCGATTCAAGCTGGTGTTTCCTTCCGCAACAATCAGGGTCGATGCGGCCCACAATCATAAGGGTACTTCAATTTATAATCCGTTGCATGGACAACGACGGGCTGATCTTTTTGGTGAAGATGCCGATATATTTGTTGCTGGCCACCACCATACATGGGCCATTCAACAACATGAACGCTCTGACGCAACAGGGAACTGCGTCACCTATGCACGATGCCGAGGATATAAATGGCTCGATCAATACGCTACCCGAAATCAGTTTCATGAAGAACGATACGGTTCGTCGCTTCTGTTTGTTATTGATCCGACTGAACCACCTCCGACCCGAATAAAACCTTTTGCTGATCTAAAGGAAGGATGTGAGTTTTTAAAATGGAAACAGACTTTATCGAAAGATTAAAAACAGATCTTATCTTTGACGAAGGATATCGGTTAGATGTCTATTATTGCACGGCAGCAAGGCGTACCGTGGGGGTGGGACATATGCTGACACCCCTTGATCCTGATTGGGAACTTCAACAAGGGGACATGATAACAAAGGAAAGATGTGAGGAATATCTTAACTATGATATCGAGCGTTCATTAGATGAATGTGAAATGGTATTCAAAAGGTTTCCGTATTTACCTGACGACTGCCAGCTTGTCTGCGCGAACATGATGTTTAATCTTGGCCAGACTCGACTTAGAATGTTCAAAAATTTTATTGCTGCCCTTGATGAAAACCCTCCTGATTTTATTACGGCGGCTGCTGAAATGAAAAATTCCCTGTGGCATAAGCAGTTGCCCAACAGGAGCAACCGTTTAATAGCACGGATGATCAAGCTGGCTGACTCATCTCTGAATCAATCAGCGTCGAGATAACAACAGACAGTTCCTTTTGCTGTTCCTGTATTGCCTTGGCATCAATAAGTTGATGATGGTTTGATGTTACAGATAAATTAAAGGCTGTATTAATTTCTGCTTCGTTCATATCAGTATACAGCATCATAGTATCAATCACGATCTGCTGTTGCTGACGAGGGAGTGTGTCAAAACTCTGGCCAAAATAACGATTGGCACATAGTATAATCATATTGGGTAAGGTGTTAAGATTTTCAATAGTCATTAGTTGATAATCTCCTCGCAAAAAGGGTAGACAATTTCGTAGTTAAATATAGCATTTTATGACAAAGGGTAGACAATTTTTTCCGGCTAAGTTATTGATATTATTAGCCTTGTGAGACCGGGAGCGGGCACCACTTCTTTTCTAACCCCTTGAATTATAACACTTTTTTTTAAGGGTAGGCAATTATTATCAAAAGGGTAGGCAATTTTGTTCACTTTTTACCCTTTTTTTCTGGATCATCAAGCCAAAATTTAAACTTGTCTTTCCATTCTTTTTTTATTTTTTTACTGAGCTCTGAATCTTTGCTGTCATCGAACTTGCCTAGGAATATGTCTGCTTCATGGGCCGATCTTTTTATCGCCGACTGGTGTGCCCCATGCATCCAAATATCATAATGAAATTCGGTAATCATAGTAAAACCCAAGGACACTTCCGGAATAGCGTAGAATTTTTCAAGCTCATGTTCATCGTCAAAGTCTTTAATGCCTTTTTCTTCGCCAATGTCGTAAAGATGACTGTCTCCACGGAAATAAAGCATATTGTGTAAAACTTCGAATTCGTTGTGCGACAGAGTAAGTGTCACATTTTCTTCAGTTATTTTTTTAAGCATTATGTTCCTCCCAATGTTTGAGAGCCATTTTTAATTTTCTTCTCTTGCTTTTTCAGCGGCAAACTTTTGTGCGTCGTTCCAAGCATTACTCCCAATCGCTTTAGAAAACTTTTTTTCCTTTTGGTAGCCTTTAGTGTCAGCGTGTGTGGACGGGTAGCTAACCACAAACGCGCTCCCGTGATCCTGTAACTGCACAGGCCCGAAGTCGTTATATTTTGTGCTGATTATTTTCATCGTTCAGTCCTCCTCCACATCAATAATCACATCACTAATATGATCATCCATGTGTTTTTTGTACAGCGGCTAATGCCAGCTTTGGATAGTTCGCTGACTTTGTATACCGTTCCACTTCTTCCAAAGAAGAGTGGCCGCTAATAGACATGATTTCGTGGGGGGTGCAGCCTTGACTGGCCATGAGTGCAAGAGAATTTTTTCTAACGCCGTGGGCTGATAGATGAGCGAGGTCAGCTTGTCGGCACCAGTCCTTGAACTTGTTAGCCCACGCATTACCGGTAGCATGGGGGCTTCCATTCTGTGTCGTAATAAAAGTAAACGGCCCGTGAAGGCACGTTGTAGCATCCAGACATTCCTGTAAGGGTGCAATGATGGGGATTTGTAAATTGGTTTCTTCTACAAAATTACTGTCACTTCCCTTGGTTTGAGTAAAGCACAGGAAATTATATTCATTTGATAACTGGGTATTAATATGCTGGGGGCCAAGCCGGTAGACATCGGACCGTCGCACAGATGTATAAAGTAGAAGTTTAAATGAAAGTGTGGCTCGGCTTGCCGGTGGATGAAAGGCCAGGTATTGATCCACATCCTCTCGGGTCCACGGCACAATCCCTTTTGATTTATACTTCAGATTCTTTACACCGTCTGCCGGATTGCGATCTAGTACCCTTGCGTCTTCAACACACCAGTTAAGAAATCCTTTTAATGTTTTTAGAAAACTTGCAGCAGCCCCCGGTCTATCTCGAAACTTGTCACGCATATCACGGACGTGACGGGTTTCCATCTGGTGCAGTTGCAGGTCTCCATATTCATTAGAAAACCTTCGCAGTATATTTTTGCGTGGGTTTTTTGTGCCGGTTTTGTAAGCATCAAACTCTGTTGAGGCGAGATATTCTTTTACAAAGCGTTCAATCGATCCCGGCGTTACATGTTTTTCCGGCACGCTGGTTTCCTGAGAGCGTTGAACAGCGTCAAGATACGACTGCATAAACTCTGCCGTGTCTGGTTCTCCGTTTATTCTATAATTCTTTTTAAACGGAGGAGGACGGTAATAGTAAAAGGTTTTACCGTGCCTGTTTTTATAGTTTTGAATATATTTAAGACGCGTCTGCAAGCCTCTCGTCCCATCCATTTTTATACGTATCTTTTATATTGGCATGATCGTTAATATATCTGTCAAGCTCCTCGCGTAAGTAACCGATCCGTCCTTCACTAATTCTAACCGTGCGGAGTTGACCGGCATCGGTCAGTCGATGGAGTGTCGATTTGGACAGGGAGGTGTAGTGGGCGGCAGCATCCACGGACATAATCCTTGGAGTAAATGCGTAAGTCATCGTTGATCCTCCTTGATATCGAGTTCTTTGTTGTAGAGTTCCGTTGCAATTGTTTCGAGGTTGGCTCGGGCTTGCTTTTCCCAGACGGTGTTTGCTTCTATTTTATATCGTTGAAGCGGCAACGTGACGGAGTGGTGATCCGTCTTGTTGATCAGTTTGGCAAGTTGTCGGGCGGTTAGACCGAGCGTGTGATGGCCAACATAGAGCATGCGTTGACGGGCGCGGCCAAGTTGCTTGTCAGATCGACGACCGAGGATCGTCGCCACCGTGACCCCTTCTGTAAGGGCGGTGGCTGTGACGAGATCCGAGAAGAAGAAGCGGCGAGCGGTTAGAGCGTCCATGCTGGCCACTTCAAGCTGGAAACTTTGATCGTTGATAAGCATGATCAAAACGGAATGTCATCGTTGATATCTTTTGAGATCTCTGGCTGCGGTTGTGCCTGTGGATGGGCAATACCGTTTCCTGATTTATTATCAACAATATTAACAATGCCGCTATAGCGTGGGACTTCTATATCCACACCGGTTCTTTCTGCACCGGTCTGATCTTTGTATTTCCGGTATTTGATTGTGCCGGTCAGATGGATCTTGGTTCCCTTGGCCGCCTTGTTATCAACTTTATCAGCAAGGCGAGGGTCCCAGACTGTCACGTTATGCCATTGCGTTTCTTCAACCATCTCACCTGTTACCTTGTCTTTATGATAAGAGTTTGTGGCGAGAGAAAACTTGGCAAACTTGTCACCGGCTTTCGTGGTTTTGATCTCGGGATCTTTGCCCATCCGTCCAATAAGATTAACCTGATTAAACATTATGCGGCCTCCTTTGTTTTTGTTTGAGGTTTGAAGTAAGTAAGTTTCTTTCGATAGGCTTCGACAACAGCTTTGACATAGCCGCCGTTGTTAGCATCTTCATCGACACAAGCGATCAGTTGACGTTTGTAATCTTTTTCATAGATCGCCTCGAGGTCTTTGGAGTTGGACGCTGTCTTCACAATCGTTTCAAAGTCCGTCACGATTTGCGGCTTGTTGAACTGGGTACGTACTTGTTCGACATATTTGTTATCATCGAACTTGCCTAAGAACACGTCGGCATTAAAGCCAAGATAGGACAGGCATTTGGTTAATCCGTCTGTTACTGCTTTCTTGGTTGCATCTTCATCGACACGACCAGAGCCGAGTGATTTCTGCCCGACCTGTTTGACGGTTTGATCTCGCTTGGTATGCCAAAGGGTGACAACGGCAATCACCGTATCATTCGGGGGAAACATCAATTCAAAATCCCAGCCCCAACCGACACCGACTGGACCAAATTCTTTTGTCGCACATTCGATCTGGTACATTGCATCGATGGCTGTAAAGCCACCACGCTGCCCGACATGTTTTGTATGAGCAGGGTCCGTGCGACAGACCTTGTTCCAGAGTTCCATATTATCTTTTTTTGCTGATGCCATTAGCTTTCTCCTTATAAAGGCGGTTGTTTTTCCAGTTCCCTCCGTCCTTGATTGATCCGTCTGTGTTCATATCAAGCGAGGGGTAGTACGCTGTTGATGCTTCCTTGTAGTATTCGGTTGCCACCCAGACGCGGCCTTTTCGACCGGAGTGGAGCTTTCGTTTTTGTCCGGTGTGTTTAACCCGTCCAAGATTTTCCAGTTCGGATCGGCGTGTGCGGATTGTTGAGCCAGAGGGTCGTGATCCACGCGGTCCGTGGCTATAGCGTGACCAGTAGTATTCGGTCAGCACTTCATCAGTGCATCCATGTTCAGCAAATTGCATCAGGCAATCTAGCACCTCACCCTGTAATTGATTAAGGTAAGGGTAGATACTGGCGGCTGAACTGCGGCTTGTGTCTGGATCACTGGGCCGGTAACGAGTGTGGAGCTCGGGCTCAGTGATCCTCTTAAAGTCAAGTTGTTGCATCGGGTTTGTCCTCCTTTAGATATTGCAAAGTGTTGTTCCATAGTATCCAAGCATCCATGTCTGACTTGAATCCGTATTCGGTAGCAAAGTCCATGCTTGATAAAAAATTAAGGCTGTAATTATTACAGTCAAAGCCCGTGGTCTTTAGGTAATAGGCAAGGGCAGCAGGATTGTTTGCCCATCCTTTAAAATTCTCCAATAAAGATGATGTGTACTTAGACTTGTCTATACCGGCGAATAGACTGATGCCTCCGTTGTCGGCATCGATGTATTTAATTGATTGCATAGTGTCTCTCCTTTAAAAAATGTGATGGCCCTGTTTTTTACCACCATCACATAAGCAGGGAAGGAACCGGAACTCGTTTACAAAAAGCAGCGTGGGTTTATCCAAAGAAACGAGATCGCATTCCCGAACCTACACTCTTCTTCACCGCACGCTTTTCCGATGCGAAAAATATTGAAAGACATCGGACCGGCAACAGGCTGCTGTTCATATTTTATGCGGCCTCCTTTATGGTGAGAGCACCGCGTTTTGATCGTGTAATTTTTACGCCATGTCCTTCGGCCAGCCGCACATTGCTCTTCACCAACTTCTTTAATTCGGCTTTTGCTTTTTCAAAATTGGCGGCGGCCACTTTATTGTTTAAAAAGATATCAGCTTGCTCGGCCCAGGAATTGGACGACGACATATCAACACTAATCATGTCATCAATCGTCATCTTTGAGGGAACAGTATCAAGTGTTTCCAAGGTTGTGGGTTCACGATCTTTTTTCACACAGTCCCAGAATTGCTGTTCAAGCTGGATCAAGTTATCAATATATTCTTTATCCGCTTCCAGTTTAATGGGTGTCCATTCATTGCCCTTGATGACACTGAGCCACACATGGCTGCGCTTTGGATAAAGAGAAAGATAGTGCTGGCATTGGGGGTAGTAATATTCCAGAAGTTTCTCGGTCGTATTAAAAGAGTAGGTGTGCTTGCACTCTAGAATCCCTGTTGTGCTTACCAGTCCATCAACGTGGCCGCCCCCAATACCATCTTCGCGCATCACAAAGGGTGGGGTTTTCTGAACCTCAAGGTTAAGAGTCTTGGCAAACCAGTCAGCATTGAAACTTTCGGTAAAGATTCCAAGTTGGACCTTGAATATGCAAGACAAATCATCGGGCTGTCTTCGACCTGTCTTGAGTTCCCATAGCTGGTGCCAATCTCCTCGTGTAATAGCGTAGGCATCGGAGCCGCCGACATATGAATTTCGTTCAGGCTGCATCATACATCTCCTCTTTTATTTCATATTCCGGTGTGGGGTACTCCTCGGCAGGCATATAATCCCGAGACTCTTTTATATATTCCCAGTACAAATTCTTTTTGGCCTGCGCTTGCTTGGCCGCAAAGTGTCGGTCTGCATAGGTCTGATCGGTTAGCGGATATCGTTGGTTATCAAAGATAATCTGCTCTGCTTCCTGTCGTGCTTCGACAGCGAGTAAGAGCAACTCCGTATACTTATCGCGCTTAATGCCGGGAAGTGTGTTGCAAATAGACATTAGGATACCTCGCTCAGATTAGATAAAATGGTAAGACGTTTGATAACGTCATCAAGCACAGCAACTTCGAGCACGTTGTTGCGCAATAAATTTCTCATCTTTATATCAACGAGAAGCCGCTTCATATCGTGGCACTCGGTTTCCACAATTTCGGGGAATGAATGATTGCCAAGGTTGGGCGGCATGCTCGTAAATGATTCTTCGGTTAATTGAGTCATAGGTTTTCATGCTCCTTCATAGAGTATTACACTACTGCAATAATGCATTTAATGCAAGTAATAAACTGCAAAATAATAAGTAATATTTTTAATTAATTGCGTTAGTGCAGTAGTAGATTTTTTTTGGCGAGGGGCTCGACACCCCTCACTCAAGAGGGGGTGTCGAACCGCGAGACGGGAAAAATCAGGAGAGTTTTAGTTTCAACCGCATCTTTTTAATCTGGTTTTCCAGTCGTTTCACGATAAGAAATACTTCGTCCGACCAGATTGCTTTGTTAATTTCGGAGGGGAGTGGCAAGGTCTTGTAACCGTGCTCTTTTACAATCCTCCGCTGCGCTCGTTTGGCTGGACCCGAGGGGATCTCTTCAAGGATTTCAAGATACAGTTCGGCTCCGTGTCTCTCTGGAATTTCGACCTGTAAAGCAGAGGCAATCTGTTCCAGAAAAACAGCGGCCCCCTTCAACCCAAGGGGTGTCCAGTTATCTCTGCTTGTAATTTCTTTGAGTTCGATTTCCGCTTGATCAAGCCAGTTGGTATCGATGTATTCGGGAAGTGTTAAATATTCAAAAGGTGCCTGTCTTTCGTTCGATAGCCTCGATAGCTTGGGCAAGGATTTCACGATTGCCTTGACCTCTTTTATATGTTCTTCGACCCGTCTGATAACTGGCAGCCGGTCTGTTTGCGGTGATGTTGACACGGTCTTCTCTGTCAATTTTTGAGAGCCATGCGGTCCATCGTTTTGTGAGACGAGCGTCATCTTGGGTGAGCGCGTCTTCTCCAATGGCTTCGAGGAACCGAATCGTTTGGTACTCGACATTGACATAGGGGAATCTCCTTTTTGAATCTGTTAATTGTTGTTCGGTAGGCGACCAAGTCATTTGATAATTTCAATCTCAAGCCCAAGGCAAGCGCGTAAAAGTTTCTGTTTCAATCGGAACACAGGCGTAATAATTCCTTTCACATCTTCGATGTGTTCATTGCCGTCTTTGTCTAAATATTTGAAATCCGCAATATATTTACAGATCTTCTGACCGTTGACTTCGATCTGGTATGAGGGCTGTAACTCCAGCTTTTTAATTTCCCTGGCTTTCTGCATTAGTTTAAGTTCCTCATACCTTCTTGCCTCGGCCTTGCTTGCAAATCTAATCCCGTCAATGATTGTTGGGATAGCGTGGAATTTATGCCGCTTCTTCTTCATCGTTATCTTTCACATCGAGCCTCATATCCAGCGATGTAACCCAGCAACTCAGCAGATAGGAGCTGGGCCTGCGCCGTGCGTTCTCCCACTTCCAGACCACCCCCTTGGTAACACCAAGTTTGTGATCAAGAGCCTCCTGTGAAAGCTCCAAGGATTCCCTTTTTGCTTTTAGCTTGAGGACGAATTCTTCCCAATTATCCCCGTAATCCAGCCGTTTGAGAGATGGCATGCCACACCTTCCTTGCTTGTTCCAGCCGTGGGCTGGTTAACTCGCGGGTCCATCGTGAATAGTTGGCTTGATATCCAATGCTGCGCATGGCCTCCGCTAACTCCACGCCGCTTTCTTCGGCGTAGTTTTCCAGCTGTTCAAGATAACTTTTTAATGTCATACCTTACATTACTGCAATAGTGCAGTTAGGGTCAATAAAAAACCTGCATGGCTGGAAAGAGTGCAGGTATTTTGTTGAGTTTATCACATCAAGTATGCGATAGTGCATCAAATGACGAGGGGTACGGTACCATGAAAAAAGAAATCAAGATCTATGAGTACATTTCTCTGAAAGAAATTCATGAGAATCCAGAGATGCGGAAATACTACAAGAATTTCGGGGTGGCCCCGATCATAACCGATGAAATGTGGGACCAGCCAATAAAATATAAATGGGCAGAAGCCGAAGGCTATCGTCGGGCTTTTTCCTTTCGTGTGTTTCAGGAGTTGCGCTGGGCAGAAGCAAATAGCAAGGACATCGACAGTCCATTAGCCTGCCTCTTTGAACCAACACCAAGAAAAATTTTCCAGAATGTAATCATGGTTGATTTTTATTTTGACGCGCCGACCGGTGTTGATTGTCTGAACCGAAAACTTGGTGAGAAGATGTCACAAAGAATTTGCAAACATTGTGAAGAAAACAATCTGATCAAACGAATTAGAAATCCGTCCCATCAAAGTACAAAACTGGTGTTGCCAACAGCAAAATTTGTTCAGGCTTTTGAACATAAACTGGCGCAGAGTTATCTGGCTCTTGTTGAAATGGATCTGCAAAAAGAACTACCGTATTTTGATAAGATGTTAAAGGAAATAAAATCATTCGAGCAGTTAAGAAAAAAATACTTACCAGAAGAAGCATTTAAATATGTAAGCTTCGACACTATGAATAATGTCGAGGCCGGTCAATTTGAATCAAAAATTCATAATGATTATTTGCCAGACCACAAAAATATCATTGAGTTAAAATTATCTTCAGTATAAAAACACCCGACAAAAATACCGGATGTTTTTGTCGCACGAATTTATTTGAAACGAACTGTTGTTTATATGAATATTGAAAACGTCAAAGCGAAATCAACAATCCGTCAATGGTTTAGACGGGTGATGAGCGAGAATGATTGGACGGCGGCAGAGTGGGCAAGGAGAGGGGGAACCAGTCCCACGAACATAACCAGATTTTTAAATGGTACCGCTAAATCAATCCCGTCATCTGTTACGATTTCTAAACTGGCAAAGGCAGCAGGGTATGGCCCCGAATATCTGGACTGGAATACAGAGACACTTGAAAAGACTGTTCTCATTCCTGTTCTGCCAGAAGAAAAAGTAAGTGAGTTTCTAGATGAAAGGCTAGATCTCGATTCATTAACGACCTGCATCTTCGCAGTAGATATGAGACATAAGACGACGAACATGATAGCAGTAACAC